TAACAAATTTAGATGCAGCTAATTTAGCAACTAATCTAGTTCCAACTGCAAGACTAGGAACAGGAACAGCTTCATCTACAACTTTTTTAGCAGGGGACCAAACTTACAAAACTATTACTGCAGATATTACAGCAGTAACGGCAGGTGATGGTTTAACAGGTGGTGGATCTTCTGGAGATGTTACATTAAACATTGGACCTGGAAACTTAATTGATGTTCAAGCAGATCAAATAGATGTTGATCTTTCAGAATTAACTACATCTACATCAGACGCTGATGGAGATTTTTTTGCTGTTGTTGATAGTGCTAATGCTCAAAAAAAATTAACAAAAGGCAATATTGCTATTTCAGGTTTTAATAATGATAGTGGATTCATTGACGGATCTTCTTTAAATGCTTCAAATTTAAGTTCAGGAACAGTTCCAAATGCCAGACTAAGTTCTATTCCAAATTCAGCATTAGCAAATAGTGCAATTACAATTAATGGGTCATCTACATCGTTAGGTGGCTCTATTAACGTTGGAGATATTACAGGAGTAACTGCGGGAACTTTACTAGATGGCGGTGGAACTTCAGGTAGTGTCACATTAAACGTAGACTTATCAGAACTTGCAACTTCTACAGCAGATACAGATGGTGATTTTTTTGCTGTAATTGATAATGCTAACGCACAGAAAAAATTAACTAAGGGGAATATTAATATTTCAGGATTTAACAATGATAGTGGATTTACAACAAATACAGGAACAGTAACTTCAGTTACGGGTGGAAATGGATTAACTGGATCTGTTACAACATCAGGTTCGTTAGCTGTAGGTGCAGGAACAGGTATTGATGTAGCTGCAGATTCTATTTCTGTTGATGTATCAGACTTCATGTCAAATGGTTCAAACAATAGAGTTCTAACTGCAACTGGTGCAGATGCTATGAATGCTGAATCAAACATGACATTTGATGGAACTGATTTAAGTATACCTCAAAATATTGTTCACCTCGGTGATACTAACTGTTATATTGGATTTCATACAACAGACCAATGGAGAGTTGTAACAGGTGGTACTGAAAGACTTGAAGTAAATAATTCTTACATTACAGCAGCAAGAGATCTTGTTCCCGGTGCTAATGACACATATGATTTAGGAGCTTCTGGAAACGTGTGGAGAAACATATACACTGGAGACTTACATTTATCTAACGAAGCAAAAGATGAAGGTAATACTGTTGATGGTACAAAAGGTAACTGGACTATTCAAGAGGGTGAAGAACACTTATATATTTTAAACAATAAAAATGGTAAGAAATATAAATTTAAATTAGAGGAAATGTAATGATTTTTACTTTTGATAAAAAAGAATATGATAGCGAAAAATTATCTGATGAAGGTAAAGTATTTTTAAATAAGCTTCAAAACATAGCTATAAAAAAGAATGAATTAACTATTCAATTTACTGACTTAGAAGTGTTACAAAAACATTATTCTGAAATACTTAGAAAAGAATTACCTACAGAAAAAAAAGAAGAACAAAAAACAGGAGCCTAGTTTATGGCCCTAGGAGTCACCGCATATTCAGAAGCTGCTTTCAGCACGGAAGATTCAGATGTAATTATATATGCATCTGGTATAGAAATGACTATGCAGGAAAATACTCCTGCTATCACAGCTGATGCAAACGTACCTGTTACAGGTCAACAATTAACTTCTACAGAAGGAACTGTTGCAACTTTTTCTGGTGCCCTTGTTCCTGTTACCGGAGAAACTTTATCAGGAACTTTAGGAGATGTAACAGAATCTTCAGCAGATGCAGATGTTCCTGTAACTGGTTTTGAATTAACTACGAATGTAAATAATCCTACACATGATACATTAACAGCTTTTGGTGAAGCACCTTTTGCTACACTAAGTCCAGCTACATTTAATATTCCTGTTGGAGTAGAAGCTACTGTAGGTGGTATTGGTGTAGGAACTGAACTACCTATGTCATTAGGTAATGTTGCAGCTATAGGTACAGGTGAAGTTTTACTTTCTGGTCAAGAATTAACTATGCAGGAAAACAGTTCAACTGTTACTGCAGATGCAAATATTTCTATAACAGGTCAAGCTTTAACTGCAACAGAAGGAACTTTAATCCTAGACGCAAATACATTTGCTTCAGTTAGTGGTGAAGCAATGACTGCAGAAGAAGGAACAGTTGATCCTTCTCCAGATGCTACAGTAACTGGAATTGGAATGTCTGCTGCTTTAGGTCTTGGAACAGTTACTGCAGGAGCTGATGTAGATGTATCAGGAGAATTATTAACAGCAGGAATAGGAAGTTTAACTGTAACAGCAGATGCTAATACGGATGTAACAGGAGAATTATTATCGATAGCTCAAGGAAGTGTTGTTGCTTTTGCTGATGTCGATGTTGCGGTTACTGGTCAAGCAATGACTGTGCAAGAAAATGCTCCAACAGTTACTGGAGATGCTAACGTCACTGAAACAGGTATTGCTATGACAGCAGCTCTTGGTACAGCTGTTTTAGATGCTAATACTTTAGTAGATTTAACTGGTCAAGCGATGACTATGCAGGAAGGTCAGGCAACTGCAGATGATGCAAGTGCAGAAGTAACTGGAATTGCTATGACAATGGCTTTAGGAGACGAAAAAACCATAGTCTGGACTGAAGTAGATACCGGATCTACATCAACATGGACAGCGGTAAATCAAGGCTCTTCTGGTACTTGGACAGAAGTTGACACTGCTGCATAAATGAAATATTATAATATAATTTAAGGAACTTAAAATATGGCAAACACTACATCATCTAATTTAAAATTAACTGTACAAACAACTGGAGAAAATTCAGGAACTTGGGGTCAGATAACTAATACTAATTTACTTATATTAGAACAAGCAATTGGTGGTTATCAATCAATTGGAATTACTTCAGCAGCAACTTTAACTTTTTCTAATGGTATTGTATCAAATGGAAAAAATCAGGTTATAAAACTAACAGGAACTATATCAGGAAATAAAAATGTAGTTATTCCAGACTCTATTGAAAAAACTTATATTATAGAAAACGCTACAACAGGTGCTCACACTGTAACTTTTAAAACAAGTTCTGGAACAGGGGTTACTTGGTCTGCAACAGACAAAGGAACTAAAATTTTATACTCTGATGGAACTAATGTTGAAGAAGGATTAAGTTCAGTTGGAGGTGTAACAGCTACAGGACATCTTGTTCCAGGAGCCAATGATACCTACGACTTAGGTGCATCAGGCAATGTTTGGAGAAACATATATACAGGAGACTTACATTTATCAAATAAATTTAAAGAAAAAGGTAATATAGTTGATGGAACTAAAGGAAATTGGACTTTACAAGAGGGTGAAAGTGATATATTTATGATAAATAATATATCTGGAGAAAAATTTAAAATTAATTTATCTAAGATAGAAGGAGATAAATAATGGCTATTGTATCAGGTGGAACTACAGTTATTAATAATGGTGCTTTTATAGGTGTTGAAGGAATTCCTACAGGAACAATTGTTCCTTGGACAGATTCAACAATTGCAACAGGTTTTTTAGAATGTAATGGTGCAGCCGTTTCAAGATCAACTTATGCAGATTTATTTGCAGTGGTAGGTACAACTTATGGTGCAGGTGATGGATCATCTACTTTTAATCTTCCTGATTTACAAGACGAAGTTGTTGTAGGTAAATCAGGTAATAAAGCATTAGCATCAACTGGTGGAGCAAACACTGTAACTTCAACTGGAAACGTTGCAGGTTCAACAGCTAACGCAACTTTATCAACTGCACAACTTGCTTCACATAATCACCCAAAATCACCTCCTGTATATAATAATACTAATCCTTCTGCACCACAAAATGACAGTGGAGGAAATGGTATTGATGTTCGTAGAGTATATCCCGGCAATCCTTTATCTATAGGAAATACAGGTTCAGGTTCTGGTCACTCACATAATATGAGTGCTAACTTTGCAGGAGATGCAACTTCAGTTGTTCAACCTTATTTAGCATTAATATACATAATTAAAACGTAGGAGAAATATGGCAACAAACGCAAATTGGACAGTGGTATTTGAAGATAAGTTAATTATTAATCAAAGTGTTAAAATCGATGGACATTCCGTTTGTTATCATATTGATGATGATTCTTTTTGGAATGATTCAAAATGGTCAAACATATGGGCTATTCAATATAAAGATGATAATCTTGACTACAATGATACAGTAGAATTTAGAGACGACACACCTCATAAAACATGGAATGCAGCTAACCTAGGTGATTTTCATACTCAATTTGTAACAAAATGGGATAATGCTCATTTAGCTAGATTACAATATGATTGGGACAATGATATTAAAATTACAGGTGAAGAGGGTAATTTTGTTAAAGAAACTGAAGCTGAAAAAATTGCAAGATTAGGCGCAAGACCTACTTCTTATTCATCATCTTAACAACATCCAAGAAGTTAAAATATATTTTTCACCCGATAATGGTGGATTACCTCTATGAAGGTATGGAAAAGCAGCGGGCCAAATAACTATTCTACCTGCTTTTGGTTTAACTCTTTTTGAAAAATGTAAAAATTCTGTTTCTCCACCTTCTTCTACATCATTTAAATATATAGAAAAAACAAAAGCTCTTGATTCCATGTCATAGCCTTTTTGATGCTCAATGTGCCAGACATGATAACCCTCTGTAGGTAAAGTTTTTTGAATTTTTAATCGTGTAAATTTAAAACCATCTAAATTCGTGTCATAAGACTCTGCAGCACCTGTATTTTGAAGATAATGTTTCCAAGCTATATCAAAATTAAATATCATAGCTTTTAATTCTTCCCACCAAAAATTTAAATTAGATTCAGACACAAAAAATTGTCTATCTTGTTTTTGTAAAATAGATGAGTTTTCAAAACTCATTCTATCAAGTGTGTTATTAAATTTATTTTGATTTTCAAATAATTTAATAGCATCATTACATTGTTCTTTAGTAATGTAATTATCATATACACCTATAAAGTTTTCTATATTATTTATTTTTATTTTCATTTTTCCTCAATATGATTTTATCTTCTTCTGAAGATTTTTTTCCTGTATTTTTACTATA